ATAAATTTCTTATTGGATTGTCTGTTTCAATAAGAGTATTTGAATTTGGTTTTGTTAAAACAACATCAAATGGATTGAATAATTTAGAATTTTCAATTTGAAATTGTGTTGTTTTAGAATAAACATTATAACTAATATTAAATGCAGAATTTAATGAACCCCCAATAGGACCGTTAACATTAAGAACAATTCCAGCAGGAAATTTATTAACAATTCTTGTTATTGAAACTAATAATCTACTTTTTAAAGAACCAAATAATGATTTACCAGCATCATCTTTAGCACCTTTAAAAACAATCTGATTTTGTTTTTCTTGTGTGGAAATTGTTGTAGGAGCATCTGATTCTTGTTTTAGATTATCTAAGGTTAAAAAATCCGAAAATGGACTTGTTTTAAATTTTTTAGAATCTTTTTCAGGAATAATATTGTCAATAGCAAAACTAGTCATAGTCATTTGACTTGACCCATCTGTGATTTGTACTCCCACAAGATTATCTGCAAAAGTTTCCGAACCACTTGCAGCTTGACTTGGAACTTTATATCTTACTGTTGCCATTATATATTCGTAATAGTGTTAAAATTTAGTGTTTCGTCAATATCTGTTCTTTTTTCTCTAACCTCATATAATGTATCATTAAATGTATCTTTAATTTCATAAAGGTTATATTGTTTGTAGATATTATTATCTTTATCATAAATTGTGTATATACCCGGAGTAACCGCTTTAGTTTGATTACCATAAAGAGCATATGCCAATGTATTTGTATCGTATTCTACCATTTCAACCTCCAAAGTTGTTGGATTAACATATGTGTTTGTTAATATAATCTTTTGAGATGGTTGACCGATAAATGGTACTGTATTTGGTTTATTAGACGGTGCAGATGATGGTGTAATTGTCAAAAACATTAAGTTTGTTGCGTTTTCACTATACTGATATCTAACTGACTTTTGATTTGTATTTGTTAAATTAGATGAAATTGGTGTACAATAAAAAGAAGATGTTACAATTTTATAAAAATTAGGTATTTTTTTATTTGTTATTGTGTCTAAATATTCAACCCTATAACCAACTAAACCTTGAGGTGTAAATTTATTTCTATCTGCCGTTGGTACATTACTTAAATCAATAATTAAACCTCTTACAGAAGGTAATGAAGCTAAAATCCCACAATCTGAAATACTTGTTCTTATTTGTTTTGGTCTAATATGTAATGTGTAAATTCCTAATTCATTAAAATCAGATGAATTTAGTTTTAAATTATATAACCCTCCTAAAACTTCAACATTTGGTGCATTAGTATCATCTGTTGTATCTGAATTATGATAAACAGGTGTTAAAATATCCGTAGATGTTAATTTTTTTAATGAAACCGCAGAAGTTGCTATTCTATCAGGTGTGTAATGATAAAAAATATCCACATCTGAAGGTGAAATATCTGCCGGTCTTATAATTCCATACGATCCTATCGCCATTTTTCTATTTTTTTATTTAATTGTTTATCTCTTTTATAAATATAAATTTTATTGTTTTTTAACATTAAAAAATTTATCTCCATATATTTCTAATTCACCTGTATTATCTATTTCCCCTAACCTCAAGTTATTCTCCATAATACCTAATTTACCTCTTTCAACAAAAATGTCTGAATAAACAATAGGATCGTCAATAAATCCTATAAAATGTTCATTTCTTGTTAACATTTCATTAAAAACTTCTTCTTTCTGAAAATCATTCGTTCTACCAGTGATTGATGTTATACCGTCAGAGTAGTCGGTGTAAAATAAATTATTAATAGTATATGAACTATAAATGATACCATCTGTGGTCATTCCACCTGTTACTCCAGTATATGTGTTTGAACCGTATAATTTCTTTTCACTAATCCTACTTCTACCTAACGCTGCAAATGAAAATGTAGTAAATCCAGTGTTATTTGTATAGTCTAAATTGTTAATATAATTTTGTGTTTGTCCTGTTATATCCGTATAAGGAATGGTAAATCCACTAAATGTACCCAATGGGTTTACTACTGTGGTATTTTTTGGTACTGTTACAATCTTACTTAACATTTGTGAATTCCAAGGAGAATTTAATGAAATTGATATTGTATACTTGGAAGATGTACTGTAAGTATGTGTTAAAGTTGGTAGATTTTCATTGACATTTTGACTAACGGTAATACCTGAGTATTTACCATCACCCCAATTTATTGTAAATACCTGATCAACAATATGTCTTAATTGAGAAGAATCAACAGTATTATATACTTGTATTGTTGATCCTGTTTGAGTGTATGAAAAATTACATAATTGTTCAACTTGCATTAAATCACCATCAAATCCAACCATGACTCCCATTTCATCAACGGTTGATTCTAAATAAATTGGTATTTGAAATGAAGTTGTACCAGTTGTTTTTAATATTTGATATTTATTTTCCATTATTATCTTTTTTCATAAAATTTAATTGGGTCATTTGATTCTCCTATCCTATTTCCAGTTGTTGTTCCATCATATCTAAAAATTTGATATGTGTAATCTGTCCTATCTATTACCATTTTATAATACATATCATTTGTTTCTATCACTTCTTGACCATAAGTTAATCCTGTTGTTGTAAAATCCATAACAGTACCATCTGTTGCATTAAAAAATTTACCTGTCATCCAAAAAGTATCACCAGTTAATGTTTTTGGTGTCAATGCACTATCATCCATGAACCAAAATAGATACATATTTTCTTTGTTTCTATAATTATTACCCGTAAATACCGGTACATGGATATCATGTCTAACACCAGTATAATAATATTTTTCACCCAATGGTAATGATAAGTTCCTTGACATTACCAATTTACGATTATCCCTACTTGGTGTTTCATTATTTGGTGTTTTATAAAATTCCAATCTAAAAAAACTTTTTGTTGTGTGTTTTAACATTAACATATTATCATGTGGAGGAATACCCACTAAACTATAATCTAATCCATTGGTATATGTTGAACCACTATCTAAAAAATAAAAATAAAACCAAATATCTGTTTGATTGACATTATTTGTGGATAAATATGGTTTATGTATGTACCTTATTGTTTCATAATTATCTATTGGGTTTATTATATCACTTAATATTTCTGTCTCCAAATCTATTAAATTCTCTTCCCATCCAGCATCAGTTTTAAAATGTTGTTCACCATTTAAAACAATATTTAAGTTTTGTTTTGTTTGTAAAATTTCCATTAACAAATAATATTTTTATTTGAACCGGTATTATAAAAATCAGTAATACCATCCGTTTTATGGTTATAATATAATTCATTTCTTAAATAGAAATTTATATCCATTTTAACCGCATGACAATTATTAACAAATGGAAAATCTGTTCCATTTCCTTCCGTATCTATATATCCATGATCATATAAATCTCTCCATTTCCATAACCCATCTTTTTCAAAGTATCTCGTATTTTCAGGTAAACCATAAATAACATCCGTATCTGATGTTTCTAAATATGGTGATTCTTCTCTTAATTTAACTCTATAATGTGGTTGATAATATAATCCAAATGTATTTCCACTTGATACTCCTGAATATACTAAAGGATTATCTTGATTAAAATCAAAAATATTTTTTGGCATTGTCATTTTATGAAACGTTTCAGATAATACTCTTTCTTTTAACTCAGACACATTATATTCCATAAAAGAACCTGTTAAAACACTTCCAATTGGTAAAGTGACACCACTTTTAAATGTATATCCAGTATAACCATAATCATTAGTATTACCCGTAAAATTAACACTTGTTAGTGCGGTTTCATTTGATGATGATCCACTAAAATGTGTATCAACCCAACTATTATGGAAATTAAATTTAAAACCTACTTTTGGTGGATAATCAAAATAACCATTACCATTTCTAAATATCGTACTAACATAAACCTCAGTTGGTGTTAATCCTAAATTATTTGTTATACCAGTTAATGTTAGATTTTGTTTAAAATCAAATAACACGGATTCCATTCTATTTCTTTCAACAATTACATCGTTATCACCTGAATAATTTTCAAAAATTACTTTCTTTTCATCTCTAAATACAGAAGATTCAAAACCTATTTTATCCATTATATAACCATTAGTATCGGTAATGGTTTTTAATTTATGAACATAATATTGTGAAGTAGTTCCACTAATATTATCAAAATCAATACATCTTTTACCTATCACAACACTTCCTAAATTAGTTGTATTAGGAAATTGACTTTTTAATATGTTAATAACATATTTTTCTGAATTATATATTTCATTTCCTACATCATCAATATAAAATGTCCTTCCCGATATTGGAATAGTATTATTTAATGTACCACCAGATATTATAAGGTATTCACCGACACTAATATTATGTTCAACAGGACTAATAAATGTATAACTATTACCATTATCATACACTCTAAATGGAATACCATCACCAGATAAAAAATTAAAATTAGTATTCCCCGATAAACTATAACCCATTGGGAATTGTGTATCCGCAGAATATGCGTAACTCATGTATATATTCCAATTCTGATATGGTGCGGTTATTGGAGTTATAATAGTATGTCCAGTATCACCAGAAGTTAATACAATATTTGGGGTAAATGTTCCCAATGTACTCCCTGAATTTGGTAAATTTTGTTCTCTTAATAAATCATTTCTTAAAAATGCAAATTCATTATATGGTATATAACCCGACCAATCACCTTTTATGTTTCCATCAGTTATTAAAGAAAGTCTATTTTTAAGATAAAGATATTCAGTATTTCCACTATACATATTACGAAAAATCATTTTAATTTTTCCATAAATTTTATAGTTTTTACATTCATTTCTTTCTTTTTCAAATAATTCACCAAGATTTAATGGTACGTCCATATCACCTTCTCTAAGTAATATTTCTTCCTTTTCTAAGTCAATTCTTAGATCAATATCTTGTTCTTCCGCTTTAAAATACCTTTTAGTAGGTAATAAAATTCTTTTACTTTGCATTAGTTTACAGGTGGAAACGCTCCTTTAGGACCGTAATGTTTTATTAGTTTATTATATGATGTTTGTCCGGGTCTTAATCCAAAATAAAAATGAAAACCTGTTGATAACACTTGTCTTGTTCCTGTATAATTATTAACAGTTTGTGGTAAAAATATTTGATTATTATTATCATAATAACCCATTGGCGTCCATGTTTTATTAACAACAACATATGTTGTTCCTGATGGTCCTCCCACACTATTAAAAGTTCCACCAGTAACATTCAACCATAAATCCCCTTCTGTTTCACCACTTGCAGTACCAGGATATAAATTAGGGGTTACACTATATTTTATATATTCAAACCTTTCAATTGAACTACCATAATTACCTTGCCATTTAAATGTTGGGTGATCCTTTGTCATAGGTTTTAACATATATTCTTCTTCACCATCTGCCATTACATAGTTAGTCGTTGTTCCCGTTTCACTTCCAATTGAAATCATTCTTTGAAGTTTCATTGTTGCAATAATATCAGGATTTTTAATGAATGTTTGTTGATCATCTAAACTACCAGACGCACCAAAACCTTCTCCATATTTTTCCCATAAATAAAGTGGTACTTTTTGTGTATAATCACCTAATCTATTATTTAAACATAATCTTACAAATCTACCATCCGCATCTAATTTAAAATCAATTGGTGTTGGCCCCCATTGACCTGTTAATCCAGTATTTCCAAAATAACCACTATACATTGTATTTTCTGGATCCATAAATTCGTTATTATAATTAAAGTAATGAGGAACATCCAAATCAAATGCTTCAATACCAGCTTCATTATTGATTGACATTAATTGTGTGATATCACCATCTAATACTTTGGCGTTATTTAATAATGAACTTATACCATTAATAGCCCCAGAACTTACAACAGTCGCCAATATACTTGGGTCATTTGAACCCCATTGTGATTTACTGAAAAAATCATCAATTTCTGTTTTTGCATTACTAACATCCATTCTATAATCAATAACATGTTCAATAATATATGCTGGATCTTGATATGATGTTGACCCAATATCTCTTATAACAGAACAAGTTGGGTCAACCCTTGGATCGTAACAAATCTCATAAAGAAACTCATCTCTAACCCCAACATCATATATTGTTGTAGGACGTATTAAACCTTTAAAACCACCACTATCCCATTGTCCAGTAAATGTTTGATCATCTGGGTTATATGGTGTACTTCTATAATAAAATTTTTGTTTATATACATCGTAATATATTAATTCTCTTGGGAATTTAGAACCTCTTTGATTTAAATCATATATTGTCGGGTCATCCCATTTAATCCTAAAATCAAATTTAAACATATATAATAGACCATTTAACCAATTATCAACATATGAATAATTTAAAACCCCACCACAAAAAAATGTATGAACACGTTTTCTTTTATACCATTCTAATATAAAATTTAAATTATTTGATTTACCTTTAATAACTGGTATACAAGTAAAAACACCATCTCTCACTTCCGATAAACCCGTTTTTGTTTTTCTATCAAAAAATGAATCGGCAATACGATTCCAATTTACATATCTTGGTAATCTATTAGTATTTTCATTAGCAGAAATATCTGCCATAATTGTGTAATCTGAATATGAAGGTCCAACTGGTTTGGTTTTACCTATATAATACCCATCAATATGGTGTGGATCTGATGGATTAAAACCACTATCTGGATCATGTGGTATATAAGGATCACCATATTCAACATCTTTATTTGCCCATAAATACGCTAACGATGTGTTTTCATCATATAATTTATCATATTTTTGACAACCTGATTCAATCGTCAATGTCGTTCCAGAATTAGATGATGGGTTTAATAATGCTGCAATGTCATATATTTTAACAATAGCATATAATCCCAAATCACGAATCGTACCATCACCATTAACAGCATATTTTCCGGTATCACCATATTGTGGATTACTTTTATTTGTATATTGACTATAATCTAACCCAAAATAATCTGAGAATGATTCTTGACTAAAAAATGACGCAATTAAAGTTGTGGTGTCGTCATATATGAAATGTGTTGTACCAGAAAAATATGAATCACCATAAATATTAATATAATCATATAATAAATCTTTATTTGTTCGTGTATCATAATAATTTCCTACTTTATTTGTACCGAACCAATGACCATAAGTTGTCCAAGGATCATCAATACCATTATCATCAGAATACTTATATGTTCTAGAACCAAATGATATTAAATTATTAACTTCAATATCTTGACCATGATCATTAAAATAAAGGGGGACATCATTAAATGACGTACTTTTAGTATTTCCTGTTAAAGGTCTACTAGTTGCACTATATGGTAATATTGTATCATCAACATATGGATAAACCACCGCAACAAATCTTGAATCATTTGGATTACCTTGAATCATTGACCAAGGATCTAACCTTTTAGTTTGTAAATTTTGTAATGTAGTTATATTTAATGTCTGAGCAGTATATCCACTTGGGTTATATGGTGTTCCCGTATAACTAATACTTCTTGCACTTGTTTCAATTGAAGAAGATGATGTTCCAGATAAAAATGTTGTACCAGAAGTTGTTGAAACGTTAATATCTATTGGTATTAACTTTATATCATAATCACCATAACCAATACCTGAACCAACCCCAAAAACTTTACATTTAACCTCACCTATTGAACAATAACGATCAACAAATGATGAATTACTTAATAGACCTGCAGAATCTTCAGAACACTCCTCACACTCAGGATAAACAGTTAATGGTAAAACTTTTGTACCTTTATCTTGTAAAACATAACCAATATTTTTAAATATCTCACCAATTTTTTCAAATGGTCTCCAATTAAACGGCCATCCAAAATACACACTATAAAAATTTTCACCAATAGTGAAAAATATGTTACCTAAAAATTCAAAAACCTTAATAAAAATAACTGTAAATATAAATTGAATAAATAATAATATTTGATTAACTAATAACCCAAATTTTATTCTATTTCTAAAACCATAATTTGTAGGTATATAATTTGCTGTTCCAGGGCAATCATCTTCTGCATTTGGTCTAATTTCTTTGATACCCAAAAATGCATCCCTTCTTGATAACCCAAAGAAAGATTCTAAAGATGAAACCTCGTAATGTGTTCCTTGAAAAGATGATGGTGTATATACTTTACCATATATAAATTTATAAAATGTATCTTCTGGTATGTCATTATTATTAACACCTAACATTAAATCTCTTTTATGATTTCTTTGTTCATCAGTCATTAAAGTTAATGTTGAACCTGTTGGAGTAGGTACTCTAAAATAATCTTCAAATACATCAGAAAAAACATATGATGATAACATATTTTCATCATATTCACCGTATTCATTTGCACCATCTAAATCACCATGACTATTACGATGTGTATTAAATTCACGAATATTTGGTATTAAATAATATGCGGGTTCAGTTCCTTTAAATGAAGATACATTACCAACATCTAAACCAACTCTAAATCTAGCAGTTGTTGTTGTTGCGATACCTTTATTTGGGTCATTTGTAATTTCTTGTTCACCAAATTCATTAGTATATGTATATTCCATATTCATTGGAATAACCAACATTGCACTACCATCTTCATCAATTACACCCGGATCAAAATATTCTAATTCAGGGTAAATTGATACACCATCAGAACCAATTACCCTAGATGTTTTATATCTTACACCTTCTACTTGTCCTTTTCTTGTTTTAAGATTACATTTATAACCTGATTTTTTTCTAATTACGCCGGTTCTTTTAACAGCGTCACCATCGTCATCTGTTACTGTTGATAATAAAAGTAATGATATTGGTTGTATTTTTATACCTTTTTCAGATAAATCAAAATCAACTCTGGTAATTCCAAGTTGACATATATCTTTATTACCCCAAAATGGAACAACTTGTATTGTTTTATCAAATTTAACAATTTGTGGTAATCCATCAATATCTGTATCTGATTTAAAATTATAAAATCTATCAAAATTGTTTTCACTAACACCTTGTCTAATAAAATCATATGGTCTAATAGAGAAACAACCCATATCTGATAAATCAACATCAACATGAATTGTTTGTTGTCCTAACGGAACACCCCATATCATAAAATCACCAGCATCATTTGTTTTAACTGTGAAATTATAATAATCATGATAAACTTGTAAAACCTCTTCACGAGTTAAGATGTCTTCTTGGTCAGGAAATGTTCCTGTTGGAACATGTCCACCATGTTGTTTTCTTGCGGGTAATAAATTGTAACGATAATTATTTTCATCTTTATCTGCAACCGAAGTATATGGGTATAATGCAGATATTACTGGGTCGGTGGTGTCACTATCTTTAATTGGTACAAAAATTGAAACACGACAATTAGGTATTCCAAATCCATTGTTTGAAGTAATTCTACCGCAAACAACACCATAATCACTACAAAATGATCTATAAATGTCTGTTTGTGTAAACTTTAGGGAAAGTATTTCTAATAGGTCATAAGAATTTTCCAAATTTATAGTTAAAAATTGATCTTTACCAATATTAGTCGATATTCTGTGTTTTTGTAATTCCATATTTATATAAATAGAAAAAAATAAATTTTCTTATATCAATATAAATAATTTTAAAATTAATATGTAGTCGTTCCTAAAGTTTTTAATCTTACTTTTATATCTGTATTTGGGAATCTAATTTGAAATATTTGATTTAATTTCATGAAAACAGTCATATCCTGTTGTTGTATTTCTTTTGTTATTGGATCGACAAAATCTTGTGAAACTTGTGATGTGGAATAATTGCCACCAGTTAAATTATATATTCTAACATCAACCACATTAATCACCCCATTAACACTACCTAATTGTCTAATTAAATCACCAATAAATAATGGATCACCCATTTTTCTTTTTGTAATATCAAAATAAGATATTGTATCTTTAATAGATGTTCTAACAATATCCGTTTGATTTGCATTTTTATCTATAATTAAATCTATTTGTAATCCTAAATCAATAACTTCACCACTAACAATATCTAAATAATCATTTATCATTCTATATTCAGAAAGATAAGATAATATATTACTTTTTAATGTATTAGAAACAACATCAGTTAAATTACCTAATTCATCATATGACAATAACTTGATTTGTACCTTATTATCTACTTCCATTACATTTACTTTAGCTGGTGCACCAAACGTAGATGGCATTGTCTCAATTAGTGATTTATAATCATTTAATGTTACAGCCCTATCTTGTGCCGCAAAGTTATATGCGACCATATTTCTCATTTCTTCAATTGTTGGTTGGTCAGCTCCACCTACCGCAGGTGTTACGTTTGTAACATTTAATGATTGTGTAACTTGATCATTAACACTTGAATTTGGTCCTTGTACAGAAAAATCAACATCATCAACACTATTTATAACATTAATACCTAAATTTGAATCTTTACCTCCACCAATTCTATATTGAACAAATATAGTAGTACCTACTTTTGGTGTTGATCCTAAAGATAAATTATTTAGATATGAACCAAGTGAAACTCTCATTGTTCCTGTCATATAATCGTCTAAATTAGATAAAGGATTAACACTACCAGATCCAAATGTTAAAGAAAAATAACCTTGTGGAGTATATTCTGTCACAAACTTATTTGTTACGGGTAGATAAATACCAGATTTGAAATTTTGTCTATCTGATGCAGATGTTGGGTCAGGTATGAATACTTTATCTTGTATCATTGTTTTAACTTCATACCATTTATTTTCTGAAGAATAAAATTCTGATGATGTTGGGTCACCATTAAATGATGTTCCTTCTTTATGTATAACAGAAGTGATACCTAATACATTTTGTTCAGGTAAATATAATTTTAAAAATGGTTTTTGATCTAAATTAGTTATTACCCTTCTATAAATTTTTGTTATACCATTAACAACTGGTTCTCTTTTTGTGATTGTATATGATATTAATTTATTATTATTGTCAAAATTAGGTATCTTTAAACGATTTGATTCACCTCTGTTATTAAATGGATTTGAAAAATCAATATCATTAATTGTTTCAAATATTTGTCCACCACCTGAAATTTGTGCACCTGTTTTTAATGTACCCAAATATCTACCATCTTCTTTATCACCTCTAACAGGAACATTAATTGAAAAATCACATAATGCAACCGAAGGTCTTAAACCCGGTATTTTAATTCCATATGTTTTTGCAATATGAAATAATGATTGTCTTTGTTGTGCAAAATCCAACATAGTTTCTTGCCAAACCCTATCAATATGAAAATGTAAATTATCTGCAACCGCAGCGTTTAAATCCAATAATACTGAATATATTGACGCATCATTAGTATTACCTACCAAATTTGGATAATAATCTGTTGTTAAATTAACTAATTCTTGTCTTAAACCCGCAAAATCTCTTGTTGCGTATGATATTTTTTTACTCATTTTATATATTAATAATTACGAAATCGGATGATGAAAATGCTCCGTTATTTACAGTATAATCTATTTTAACTACTGCGGTATATGGTTGTGTTGAATGATCTGAAATTCTAAATAATCTTTCATCTTCAAGAACATTTGATGTTACTTGATTATTTGTATCATCTTCGGCAGAAGTTACTGTTATTGAATTGATATCCAAATTTGGAATATAATTTTTTATTGATTCTCTTATTTCTGTTTCAATTAAATCCCAAGTAGTTTGGTCATTTGGTTCAAATATAAATTCATATAATCTAGTACCAAAATCAGGTAAATAATATCTACTTCCCTTTCTTGTTAATATTAAATGAATTAAATCCGCACGAACTTCTCTTTCGGGACTTTCTGTCATTTGTAGAAAATGTCCTTTAAAACTATCCCTAAATGGAAAATCTATACCATATGTTGCTGCCATATTCATAAATATAATGAATATTAAAATGGTAATAAATAAAAAACCCTAACATTAATGTTAGGGTTTTAAAAATAATAATTATTTACTATTCACATGAGACACATTCCATAATATTTCTAGCAAATGCTTGTGCTGAATTTTGACTGAATTGATAATATAATGTTTTAATACCTTCTTCATGTGCATATAAATATAATTGATTTATATCTTTGGCCGGAATTGAAGGGTGTATCATTAAATTTAAACTTTGTGATTGGTCAATGAATTTTTGTCTTTGTGCCGCTTGAAGTATAATTTCTTTTGGTGTTATTTCAACAAATGTTTTAAACACTTCTTTAGTTGGAAAATCTAAATGTTGTACAGACCCATCTTTCTTTAATATATTTGACCATACATCATCCGTATTTAAACCATATTTTTCCAATTCTTTAATTAAATATGGGTTTCTATAAACCGTTTTAATTTTAGCCAAATCTTTTACAAAATAATTTGATTTAATTGGTTCAATACCCATACTAACTTGTTCTAATATAAAACTACTTGATTTAGTTGGTGCAATTGCAATTAAAGTCGTATTTGCGAAACCTTCTCTTAAACATTTATATCTTTCGGGATTTGAATTATATAAATCTTGAGATGCCTTTTCAGTTTTAATTTTTAATGTTTCAAATATTTCATGATTATATGATTTTGCCATAATTGATTCAAAAGGAATCAATTTAGATTGTAGAAATGAATGATAACCTAAAACACCAACACCGATTGCCCTATGATGTGATGCAAATCTCCAAGCTCTTTTCATTCCTGCCATATTAACAGATTTTTGAATGAATTCATCTAATACAGCATTTAAAAACAATGTATAAATTTCAATTGCGTCTGTATTCTTGATTTCATCCCAATAAAGAACATTTATTGAACCGATACAACATACAAATGAATTATAACTATCTGTTGGTAACTGAATTTCGGCACACAAATTAGACGCTGTTATCTCTAAACCTAATTCTTTATATGGTGTGTTTTTATTTGAATTATCCTTAAACATAATGTAAGGAAATCCAAATTCACTACGTCTTTGAATGACTTTAGCCCAAATCTTTCTTTTATCTGTATCACCCGATTTCATTTCTTCTAACCATTTATCAGTTACGGTTATACCATACTGTAAATTTTGAATTGGGTTACCCTCAGTTCCGATATCTAAAAACTCATTAATATCATTATGTTCTATTGGTAGATAAACAGCACATGCACCTCTTCTAGCTTCAGATTGTTTACACACATCAATTGTGGTGTCGTACATTCTAGCATAGTGTACAGGTCCATCTGCCTTACCTCCAGTTGATATTGCAGAACCTCTTGGTCTAATATTACCTAAATATCCTGATGTTCCACCACCATATTTTGACATCATACCAATTTCTCTACTAGCATTTAAAATACTATCCAATGAATCATCAATATTAGATCCATAACACGCAATTGGTAAACCTTTTTCTTTACCAAAATTAATCCAAACAGGTGTTGATAGACTATAATAACCTCTACTCATGTAATCTTCAAACTTATCAGAAAAACCATCTATTTTTAAAATTTCTTCTGCCCTATTTGCAATATTCCTTATTCTTTGTTCAACACTTTCAGTTATATAACCTCTAGATAAAAATTTTCTGGCTTCATCATTTGCCCAATGATATTTACTTCTCATTATTTAATGTTTTTTTTTAAAATAAGTCGTCTTCACTTATACTCTTACTTTTTTTATTATAATCTATTTGTTTCTTATAAAAGAAATCACCTTCTTTTGTTGATGTTGTTTCAACATCAAACCATAATGTTTTTTCAATTTCTTTTATATCCACTATAAATATAGGCTCAATCCCAATTTTATTTAAAGAATTATTGAATCTATTCATAATAAAATTCTTAATGGTTTCTTTTGATAAGAATTCTAATTCTCCATTTTCAAAAATCCAATCAAGAATTTTACATTCCGCTTTATATGCCTTCTTACATGCGGATATAATTAAAGAATTAAACTCATCATCAAACCATTCAGGATATTCACTTTTAATTATATTAATAATTTCCGCACCAAAATTACCATGAATATCTTCTTCTTTAGATGTCGCTTCAACAACATTTGATATACCTTTAAATAAATTTTTTTCTTTATTAAAACTCATCATTATTAAAAACTGAGAAAATAATGATACGTGTTCTATAAATAAAGAAAACAATAAAATTGATTTGGTATACATTTTATCATCGTCACTTCTTGTACCATCCAAATATTTGGTTAAATATTTAATACGATCCTTAATTGCTGGTATTTCAACAACAGTTCTAAATTCTTCTTCTAACCCCAAAATTCGAAGTAATCTAGCATAAGCATCTTTATGTCTTACTTCACTTTCTGCAAACGTCATACCAACGTCACCTATCTCGGTAATTGGCATTCGTTTATACATATCAGCCCAAAATGTTTTAACATTAACTTCAATTTGAGCAATCGCTAACATTGTCTTTTTTATGACTTCCTTTTCATTTTCAGTAATATTAACCATATAATCATTAATATCTGTTGTGAAATTATATTCAGTATCTATCCAATAAGAATGTCTAATTGCATCCTTATATAATAAAAGTGATGGATAATCATATGGTAAAATGTTTACTCGTTTATTAAAAATTCCCTTTTTTTTCATTATTATTATTATTATTATTATTATTATTATTATTATTATTATTATTATTATTATTAATTTTATTTATTGATTATTTGCTATTTTGTTTCTCCTTTGATATGCTTCCCTAGCCCTATTAATATTGTTTTGTGTCTTTTGTTCTTCATGTCCTAATAATGTATTTTGCATTTCTGTATCAATGTCCAAGAATTCATTATTAAATTTACAATTTTGAAATACAACACCATCTTTACCAATACGAGATTTAAGTAACGTTAAAGTAGCCAAATTATGTTCTTTTTGTTCCAAGGTTTTACCAATAGATAAAATAACGTGACCGATTTGTGCTTTCTTAATAGAACCACCCATTTGGTCTGCGGTAACTACTTCAGATGATATCGAATCACGATTACCTTGTGTTGCTGTCCATATAGCCATTTCAAACTCACTGGTCATTGACTCCAATTGTCTCATAATTGACCCTTCTCCCTTCCATTCTTCCCCATTATTTGACCTTTCAGGTGAAATACAATCAACATAGTCAATTAACAATAAATCAATCTTAAATCCGTCTGAATACATCTTTCTGATTTTAGATTTAATCTCAGAAATTGTAACACCGTCAGATTGTAATTTCAATAATTTAATTGAACCTTTCGTATTACTTTGTACTTCTTTAACACGATACAAAACTTCTTCTTTATTATCGCTTTGATCATCAGGTGCAATACCTGACCAAATTGTATAGTGTTTTCTTTTAATGTTACCCGGATTATCTTCAAAAAATATTTGAAGTACATTGTAACTTAAATTATATGCGGTATTAGCAAACTTAGTTAATAATGTAGTTTTACCCGTACCAGTTGGTGCTAACACAACACCCAATTCACCGATTCCCAAACCACCTTTTAAAAGGTTATCAATACCCACAATACCTGTTGGGATTGGATGTCTAAAATCCTTCTCTAATGCACCTTCAATATCGTGAAACACATCTGTTGCATCATCGTTAATAATACCAACTTGTAATGCCTTTTGAATGATTTGTTCAATTTTTGCATAATTTTCAAAATCACCATTTTCAATGATACTTTGTACGTTTTTAAGTTCTCTCTTTAAGTTTTGTTGTTTACAAAAATTAAGAGCGGTATCTTTAACATATTCTGTTTCAACACTAGTTTTTATTATTTCTAATGTGTCAATATGGATTCTGGCAGATTCCTTATTACCGTTTTCTGCCATTATCTTTTGTGCCAACGTATTGTAATCAGGAATTTTATTATATGATCTATATAGTTCTTTCAAGTTTTCCATTATAAACTTGAATGCATTATTGTCAAAGAAACGAGATTCAATAACATCTATGATGTTTTCACCGTACTTTTTATCCTCAATAATGGCTTTGATTAATGATTGTTGGAATGTAGTTCCCAAATACCCAAAATTCCTTTCTTCCATGTTTAATTTTTTATTTAATTATAGTTTGTAACCCAAATACGTTGTTTCCAATTCATCCATAGACATAATTGTTGTCAAATCTGATAAGAAATTTTTTAACATTGGGCGAATATCAACCGTATATCTCACCTTTGGATGAAACACATATGCGGGGAATATTCTTTGAATAAATACGTGATCATTTTGTTTAATTTGCAACAAAAAGTGTTCATTTTCTGCTGCGGTCGTATCTTCCACATTCTCTAAACCAAGGATATATTCCTTATTTTCACACAAATAATTGGAACTTTTTATTCTCAAATCATCAGAAATTTTTCTACAAATACTTTTAACGTATTCATGTAAATCCATTGACCTTGTTGCTTGAGGGTTAAAATCCCTTACGTTAAAATACCTCTGACAAATTATGTTTCCTTCCAATGTTAATAGAAACTCTAACTTTGTTAACTCTTGATTGTTACTCATGATTGTTAATTTTAATTGTTCTTGTTAATTTTTTGTTTTTTTCTTTTCTTGTTAATCTTAAAAATGGATTTAAAAA